GCAAGAAACCAACACCGAGCTTGATCAACTTTTCTCACTAACACAAACAACTGACCAAGCAGCTCAAGAATCACAACCTACACGCTTTCAGGCTGAACGTGTTCGCTTTGGACAGGGGCTTTAGCAATGAGTGCAGTTGAAAATTTATTAGATGATCGCTTGAAAGATCAACAATGTGAAATTAGTGTTTTGGCTTGTTTGATCACTTACCGTGATTGCTTAGAGTATCTAGGTCAAATGACGGATTCGTTATTTACGCTTAGAACACATCAAGTCATATTCAATGCGATTAAAAAATCATATGAGTCTGGAAACCATGTACCTTCTATGCCTTCGGGTACAGATGAGGCAACTGGCTTTAATTTATTGAATGACTTGATTCGCCGTACAGCGGTTATTTGTCTTGCTGAATCAACAGCAAAAAGAGCATATGTTTCTTATGATGACGCTCTAAATACTCGAACAATTGTATGTCAGTACCTTGACCAAGAATTAAAGATTGCAGGTGATCAAGGCTTGGATGACACATACAACGCTTTAATGAATCTGAGAATTTCAGTTGCTCAAGATTTAACGAGACGAGGCGCTGATCTTGCCAAAGTTGAACAAATTACAGCAGCGGCAAGTTTGCCTAGCTTGGTCTGGGTACAACGACTTTATCAAGATAGTGGACGTGAAAAAGAACTGGTGAAGTCAGCTAACCCAATTCATCCCGCTTTCATGCCCATCAAATTTAAGGCGTTATCATCATGACAAATAATGTAGTGACTTTGAAAATTGATAACGGATCTGTTCAATATGAAATCACTGGTTGGACTCGATTAAGTATCACAAGACCGTTACAGTTCAAAATATCAATTTGGGTGAAACACCTGAAGCCATCATTAGTCGGGTTGCGAGAGTTGCACAAGTTCTTTTCTATGAGGATGAAGCAGGTAATCTAGTTTTTAGTCGTGAGCGAAATGACAGCGTAAAAGGTTCTTTAGCTCAAGGTGTAAATGTGGAGAGCGCGACTTATGTTAGATCGATGGATCAACGATATTCACACTATATTGTTGTGATTCCAAGCGCTCAATTGACCACAGATGTTACGGATGGTGTTTCTAACATTGGTTATTACATAGTTGAAGATAGATCTGTACCACGTTATAGACCTTTATACATCATTCCAGAAGATGGTGATGCTGGCTTTGTAACCGCGGAAAAGCGTGCAATTTGGGAATGTAATCGACGATATGCACGAAGCAACATGGTACGAGTTACAGTTACGAATTGGCGAGATGTAGAAGGTAATTTGTATAAACCTAACACTCAGATACAGGTCAATCTACCAAAGCTAAAAGTCATTATGAAAAATTGGCTCATCGGGGAAGTGACATATCGAATTGATAAAACAGGTACTCGATGTGATTTGTTGGTGATGCCGATTGGCGCATTTACACCTGAGCCTATTATTCCTTACAAATTACCGCAGGATATTGGTGCTGCTTTAGGAGTAGGACAATGATCGAAAAAATGTTGCATGGTCTTAAAAACTTGCTTGGTGTTGGTCGTGGTGTTGTTTCTGACGATTCTGGCGACTTTCAGCTTGTGCAGGTTCAATTTAATTCGAATGAAACTAAAGATGATATTCCGCGATATTCTGAGTATGGTTTTACTTCAGTACCGCCCGATGGACACAATGCTTTAGTTTTATTTTTTGGTGGTAATAAAAGTACAGGTGTTGCAGTTGCCACACACCATGCCAAAAGCCGAAAAAAGAATCTTGAGAAAGGAGAGGTTTGTATTTCCGATGATCAAGGGCAAGAGGTTTATTTCAAACGAGATGGTCTTGTCTTGAAAGCAAAAAAGATAACCTTGGTTGATGATGCAGGTACAACAGTTATTTTGGATGGCGTTGGTGGCGGATCAATAAGCAGCACAGAAACTTTCACAATCAATGGGGTTGAGTTTAAGGATGGAATTGTAGAAGCTGCGGACGTTAAAGTTGGTGAGAAGTCTGTTGCTGAACATAAACACAATGACCCTGTTAGTGGACAAACTTCAACCATGATTTAATTCTTAATTGGCATCTTAGCCCTGCATATTGCGGGGCTTTTTATTGGATGAAATTCAATGGCAGATATTCAAACAGTTTGGGATGTTGCGACAGGGCACGGTGAATACGTCATTCAAGATGGTTCACTCAAATCAGGAAAGGATATTGAAACAGCCGTATTAATCAGTCTGTTTACTGATCGGATTGCAGACATTAATGATGAATTACCTGATGCAACCAATAACACCCGTAATGATCGCCGTGGTTGGTGGGGTGACACAGGGCAGGCTTATCCGATTGGATCTCGTTTGTATCTTCTAGATCGAAGAAAAGCGCCATTATTTGTTGAAAAAGATGCAGTTAATTATGCGACTGAAGCATTGCAATGGATGATTGATGACAATGCAGTGGCTCGTTTTGATATTCAAGCAAATTTCGTAAAACCGAATCAATTAAGGCTAACCGTTGTTGCTTATCGACAGGACGGCAGCGTAGTAAGCAATATCGCTAAGGAGCTTTGGTAATGGCTTTTAAAAGAAAAACATTAACTGAATTGGTTCAACAGTCACTTCAAAACATCACATCGAGTTTACCTGAGTCAGACTCACTTTTAAGATTTTCCAATCTTAATATCTTGGGTACTGTGCAAGCAGGTATGAATCATCAGCAGTACGGTTATCTTGATTATATTGCTTTGCAAGCTACACCTTACACCGCAACAGATGAGTATTTGGCTGCATGGGGTGCATTACGTGGTGTTTATCAAAAAGCAGCAACTCAAGCGACTGGTACTGTAGTTTTTAATGCTGTATCAGGTGCGGTGATTCCAGATGGCACTAAAGTCATTCGTAGTGATGGCAAGCAATATACAGTCCTTAGTTCTGAACTAGGTACAGGGACAATAATTGTAACGATCAAAGCTGTTGCTGATTCAGATGGTATCAGTGGCGCAGATAGAAATTGTGAATCAGGTACTCAATTTGCTCTTGGTCAATCAATTTCGGGTGTGAATCCAAATGGCACATCAGGTTTGATTACGGGTGGCGCTGATTTAGAAAGCCAAGAAGAATTTAAAAGCCGTGTCATTTCTGCGTACCAAAACACACCGCAGGGTGGTGCTAAAAATGATTATGAAGAATGGGCGACTGAAGTATCTATTGTTTCACGTGCTTGGTGTGCGCCGTTGATCTATGGACCTCCAACCGTGGGAGTATATTTTCTAGTTGAACCAACGACAGCAAACCCTTACGGCATTCCACAGGGCACAAATGGCGTTGCAACCGATGAAGAACGTGCAGCACCAGCGACAGGCGATCAATTAATAGTAGCTGACTATATTTACCCTAAGCGACCAGTCACCGCACTTGTTCACTTACTTGCTCCAACAATTGAAACGATTGATATGAGCATACAAGGTGTAAAACTTTCAGACCGTCCAGCAGTCACAGTATCAATTGCACAATCATTATTGAACAACTCCGCACCTGGTAAAAAAGTTCTAATCGCATCACTTTGGGCAGCAGTGAATAAGGTTGATGGGACAGAAGATTTTTCGATCTTATCTCCGACTGCTGATGTTGTTGTTGGTGCAGGATCTATTGCGGTTTTAGGTAATATCACTTGGAGCTAGTATGGCTGAATCAAAGTTTACGCTTGCTCAATATACAGGCGCTTTAAAAAATCTTCTCCCTCGTGGACGTGTCTGGTCTCGTGAAAATAGCGGTATACAACATGGACTGATTGAGGGGTTGGCAAAATCATTTCAGCAAATGGATAAGGATGCAGTTCAATTACTGGTAGAGGCTTTTCCATCTACTACAACAGATTTGATTGATGAGTGGAACGCCACTGTTGGAATACCAGATTCATGCTTTGGGGCACCAGAAAGCATTGAACAAAACCGCCAATACATCGTCGCAAAATTGATTGCTGATGGCGGTCAAACAGTCGACTACTACAAATCTATTGCAGCATCACTTGGGCTAATTATCACTATTCGTGAGTTTTCAAAATTAACACCAGGTACAGATGCGCCAGCTGGATTAATTACCAATCTTGATGATTGGGCGCATACATGGCAAGTACGTTTAGATATTAATTCTCCCTCGCTTATAGGGTTTGTAGGGGATTTAGAAGCAATTCAACAGTCGCAAGCTTATAAAGCGCTTTCATGTTTATTGACTCGTTATAAGCCTGCACACACTCAATTATATATCAGCGTAGTAGATCCAATTGAACCTGTAGCCAAGGTGTTTGGTTTTGATCTAGACAACAACTTTATATCTGGTTTCGATACCAGCGAATGGAGCATCACCTAATGCCAATCAATCAATTTTTACCTTTTGCAACTGATGTGGATGCAAATGTAATGAGTCAAGCTGACTATGCTGCTTTAGCAGCTAGACAAGATGGATTTCAGTTAGGCGTTGCTTCATCACAACAATTAAATAAGGTGTGGCGACAGTCTTCAATTATATCTACTGCTATTGCTCAGTTTATTTGTGACAACCAAGCTGCGGATGTCTTAGACAATGGTGAAATTCCAGCCTTAGTAACTCAACTTGAAATTGCTATTCAGTCATTTTTGGGTGGTAATTCAACATTAGTTTTACCAGGTACAACTGTTTTATGGTGTGCACCAGTAGTGCCAGATGGATATTTAGAACTTGCAGGTCAAGCCATTTCAAGAACCACTTATTCAGCTTTATTTTCATTATTCGGTGCAACTTATGGTGCTGGTGATGGCTCAACTACATTTAACTTGCCTGATTTACGGGGTGAGTTTGTCCGTGGTTGGGATCGTGGGCGAGGTGTCGATGTTGGGCGAGATTTGGGAAGTGCTCAAGAAGCAACCTCCGTATTTATGGGCGACCCTTCGGTTTCCTACGGTGCAATCGCTAACTTATATAACACATTAGATGACAATCCTCAGACATTTAGAACAGCCCTGAACGGTGAAGCAACAACACTGGATGATACAAATATGTCTGTATTATCTAGCCCAGCGGCGGGGCAAGATCCCATCTCTGCTATAAACGGTAGCATGTCAGTACGTCCGCGAAATATTGCATTAATTTACATTATTAAAACATAAGGCATAAATTATGAATTTTAATGACATCCCAAATCAATTAAGAACGCCATTATTGTTTTGTGAAGTGTCAATTAATGGAAATACCCCCCCAGAAGTAGCCTCAAACAATGATCCAGCACCGCCGTTAATAAGTTGTACTGGTGCAACAAGTATAATGAGCTTTAGTCAAATTGCAGGTGCGTGGAGTATCTATGTAGATGACTTCGAAATGCCTGTTGCGACTGGGAACATTGGTGCTGCATTAAGCCAACTTTTGGAATTATACAGTGGCAAATTAACAGGTGATTACGATGGGGTCATGTTTATTCAGAATATTGACAATATTCCACATCGAATAAAATTAGTTCCTGAATCAGCTACAAGTTTTACGGCTAATGTTGAAGATAACCCAACTTTCATTGTGCATGATGATGGCAGCCTAACGTTCTGTTTAGCCAACTCACCGATTGAAACTATATAACCGCCTTGGCGGTTTTTTTTATTGCCCTAAAAAAGGTGGTTTATGAATGCACTACGCCCAACGGTCTACATCGGTGACACTTTTTTT